AGATTCATTTGACTTTAGAATAACCATGTGAGGGGTTCAGAAAATACTATGAAGTTTGAAGACTACATTTTAGGTCATTGGACAAATCGATCACAGGCACAATCAGACCCAACAAACTGGGTCTCTGTGGAGATTATCTGGAAACGTCACGATGATGGTTTTCAGTCAATGAACTTCAAACGCTGTGAAGGACCCGATTCACCATATCGCCAAAAGAATCATAAGATCGTAGAAGTGTCTGATACTGAAGTGATAGTAGAAAACTATCATTTAGACTGGACAAGACACGAAGATTGTGATATGATCTTTAAGTTCGACGGTGATGGTTGGCATGGTCAACTTGCTGGAGATAAATGTAGGGGTTATCGAGGAGATAAAGTAATCTCTGAGATTCATGTCTATAAAGACAAACTACATACTTGTGACCAAGGATTAAACTTGGAAACAGGTGAACTTATGTGGGGTAGTACAGAAATGTATCGCTTCACTAAGAAGGGCGAATAGCTCAGCGGTAGAGCTACTCGTTTACACCGAGTCGGTCGGGGGTTCGATCCCCTCTTCGCCCACTGTCGTTTTTTATTATGACAAAACCGACTAAAGAAGAGATCATCGATCTCTTGTATGACAACTATTCTGATTATCATACACTTCCCCATTATGGTTTGATACCTGATTGGTATCTCCGTTATTGGGAATTGCATAACATGATCTTTGATTATCTTGAGGGAGACTCTGATGAAACTGCGTAATGCAATCCTATCTGGATTAATGTTTGGTTTGGCACATGGTATTGCGGTAAATGCAGAACCGACTAAGGGGTACTACACCATGGATGCCATGGGATGTATGCTACTCAAAGAATGTACTAAGGATGTAGAGAAGATTACCTCTTCAAAGGATCTTCGTGCAGCATTTCCTGACTCTGATTGGGGACCAGTTGCTGATGAATTTGACCGAATTATGGTTGCTTTTAAGAAGATTGGGGTGGATGTACATCTTGCTGATGAGAAGTATTTTCCAGTCGGTCATCGTGGTGTGTATCACACTGTAAGTAATCACTTTTATTTGAATAAAACGTATGTGCATCGTCCTCATGTACTCATGAGTGTTGTTCGTC